AACAGTATATTTAGAATTAGATTAAAAATAAAAAATTATGGCATTAGCAAGTAAAAAATCGGAAGCAATACATGGAAAAACAGGAAGTGATAAAGCAAAGCTTCAAGCTAACTATGACGAGGGACATCTTCAAACTTTTGTTGATTTGGCAGATAACGGTCAACCAGAGCTTGGCGCTTTAATATTACAAATAGAAAAAATGCAAGAAGATATAGACGAACTAAGAAGGTATATAACTAGTAACGAAATGTTAGTGGTAAGCGCTCTTGGTAGAGCTTTACCAACATCTAATAAAGGTTTAGCGGCGGGAACCTTATGGAATAATAGAGGAATAATAAATATAGTATAAATTAAAATGGAAAATTATATATATAGAAAAATAAATGCTCCTAATTCTGTAAGATTAAAAGGAAGCGGTAATAAAATAAAAAGTTTAATTATTACAAACACTACAAGTTCTGAAATAAAAATTAGTATATATTTAACTAGATCATCTGAACAGTATTATATATCTAAATCTTTACGTATTATACCTAATGAATCTTTAAATGTTTTTCAGAATGGGTATAGTTTTGATCCAAACTATATCTTTAATGTAACATTAGAATCGGGTTCTGCAGATATTTTATTAATATTGGATCAATAAAAATATAAATAATGGCAAAAGAATTATCAGAAGAAAGTAAATTTCAAATAAGTATAAAAACATTAATAACTATAGTCGTGGGTGTTGCTACAGTAATATCTGCTTATTTTGGTTTAATGGCTAGTATAAATTCTAAGTTCGCTGAACTTGAAACTAAAGTAGAGAAAGCTTTAGAATTACCAAAACCTGGAACAGGTACTTATGTTATAGATATGGGAGATCCGGCTGCTAGTACTACATGGCCACCAACTCGTATGGAGTTTAACATGAAAGATCAAATGGCTCGTAACCAGATTGATGCATTAGTAAAGGAGATAGATGAGTTGAAGGAAGAATTAAAAGAATTAAGAAAATGAAAAATTTAATATTAATATTGTTAATATTATGTCTAACAGGTATAAGTTATTCACAAGAGGTAATTAATAGTAACAATTTTAAACAAAAAATAGCCAAAGATATAGTGGCAATAGAATTTTGGGCTTCATGGAATGCTCAAAATGAATTTAAAGAATTAATAAAATTAAAACAATGTAATGTTTATAGAGTAGATATAGTTTTAGATATGGATTTACAAATGGATTATAATGTAGAAGCTATACCAACTATTATAATATTTGATAATGGAGTTGAAAAAGAACGATTTGGAGCTAATATAATGTTTCAATTAGATGCAGATAAGAAAACTATTCAGAATTCTATAGATACATTACTATTAAATAAATTTCAATAATGTATAATTTAAATAAAAAAGTATGATGAAAATTTTTAAAGACTCCAATGATTGGAATGAGAAAGCTATAGTAGGTTTTATAGCTTTTTTAATTATGGTAATTGTAATGATAATTGATTTAATAACTGGTTCAGTAGGATCTGATTTAGTAATTAATGAATTTGTATATGACTCATTTGTATGGGTTGTATTAGGATGTTTTGGTATTAGTGGTGTTGAAAAATTCGCTAAAAAATAATGAATCATTTTAGATTACAACCTTCTTTTGTCAATACTAGAGAGTTTTCTTGTGAAGCAAGAAGCTTTCTAAGGAATGGCTACTACACTAATTCTCCCCCTGGCACTTATGCCTACAAAGAATATTGGGACGAACAGACTAGAAGATGTTTAGAAGGTTTTGAAGTAGGTGGGATCCGTATAACGGGTCCCCATTACTTCTATCTTAATTTTACACAAATTAAAGCAACAGTAAAACAAGGAAAATTAGAAAGAAAGATATTAACTTTTCCTAGTTTTCTTGATATGGATTATTATTACTTTGACGAATGCGAATTAGCAAGAGAAAATGGTCAAGGTATGATAGTAGCTAAAGCTAGACGTAAAGGCTTTTCATACAAAAATGGTGCCTTATGCGTTCATCAATATAACTTTTTTAGAGATTCTACGAGTATTATTGGTGCATATTTAAATGAATATGGTGGAGCTACAATGGCCATGAGTTTAGAAATGATTAACTTTATTAATAAACATACAGCTTGGGCTAAACGAAGAAATCCAGATCGTAGGGATTTTGTAAAAGCTAGATTTAAAGAAGTAAAAGATGGTAAAGAAGTGTGGAATGGTTATAATAGTGAGATATTTACTTTAACATTTAAAGATAACTTCTCTGCAGCTATTGGTAAAACAGCCGATCTCATGTTATGGGAAGAAGCTGGTAAGTTTCCTAATCTTATAAATGCATATATGATTACAGCACCCGTGTTTAGAGATGGTAATGTAATGATTGGTATGCCATTAATATTTGGAACAGGTGGTGATATGGATGGGGGATCAAATGATTTTGCTGAAATGTTTTATAATCCAGATAAATATTGGTTAAGACCTTTTGAGAATATATGGGATGAAGGAGGAGCAGGAACTAATTGTGGATTCTTTATTGATGATATGTGGTATAAACCAGGAAAGGTAACTTTATCAACCGGAGAAGTTGTTAGTATGGTAGATGATCAAGGGAATTCTAATAGAGACGCTGCTGAATCATTTTTAGATCAAGAAAGAAAGATTGTAAAAACTACAGATTCTAGAACGACTTGGGAAAAATATATTACACAATCTCCTAAAACTCCTAGAGAAGCTTTCTTAAAAAGTAGTGGAAATATATTTCCTACTATTGAATTAAATCAATGGTTAGGAGAATTAGAAGTTACAAAGTTGGCTCAAGATATGGCGATGATAGGAGATCTGTGGTGGGATAAGGATAAGGTAAAATGGATGCCTAATGATAATTTAAACCCTATTAAAAAATTCCCTATTAAAAATACAGATGATAGAACTGGTTGTGTTGTAATATGGGAACATCCTTATCGTGATGAATCTGGTAATATTCCTTATGGATTGTATATAGCAGGAACTGACCCTTATGATCAAGATGATTCAACTACTAGTTCATTAGGAAGTACCTTTATATATAAAACATTTCAAAAATTTGATAATACCTATAATATACCAGTAGCTGAATATACAGGTAGACCTGATACAGCTAAAGAATATTATGAAACAGTAAGAAAACTTCTTACTTATTATAATGCTCAAACATTATATGAGAATAATTTAAAAGGATTGAAGATATATTTTGAGCAAAAGAAATCATTACATTTATTAAAAGAACAACCAAATATTTTAAAAGATATTGTTAATAGAACAACAGTAAGTAGAGGATATGGAGTACATATGAGTGATCCTATTAAAGTGCAGTGTGAATTATATCTTAGAGATTGGTTATTAGAAAAAAGAGCAGATGGTCAGGGAGGTGATCAACTTAATTTACATACAATTTATTCAATACCTCTTATTCAGGAATTAATAGCATATGATCATAAAGAAGGTAACTTTGACCGGGCTATCTCATTTATGTTATGTATACTACATAGCCATGAAAATTATAATATAGATTTAGAAGGTAAATTTGATTTTAATATGGGAGATCAGTTTTGGAGTTCTTCTTTATTTAAGAAAAGAAAAAAATATTTATAATTGTTTGGAAATTAACTAAGAATAACTATTTTTGTATGTTAGAAATATACTATAATGGAAGGATTAAACACAAATTTTATTTTAGAGGATTTACCTCAACAAAAAGTATCTAAAAAAAAGAAAGGAAAAAAATGGGGTAAATCTTGTATAGATGAATTAGAAAAAGTCACTTATAGTGATGCTTCTTATAATGGAAGATCTTCTAGACATAGAAAACAAATTAACTATGATTTATATAATGGTGTATTAGATCAAAAAGATTTTGAATATGTAGTTAATCCATACGGACACTCTGCAGATGAGTTTCCAGCTAATTTACAACATTATGATATAATATCTCCTAAATTACAATTATTAATGGGAGAAGAAATTAAAAGACCTTTTAATTTTAGAGTTATTTCTCACGATCCTGCATCTATTTCTCAGATAGAAGAAACTCGTAAAAAAATGTTAATGGAATTTTTATATTCCGTAGTTGTTCCGCCAGAGGTTAGACAACAACAAGAACAACAAGCACAAGAATCTGCAATGCAACAAGCTTCGGGAGGTCAACCACCTTCACCAGAAGAACAACAAATGCAAGAACCACAAACTCCAGCTCAAATAGAAAAATATATTAGTTATGAATATCAAGATGTGAGAGAAAAGCAGGGACAAAATATATTAGAATATTTAGTAAAGGAAGAGAATATACAAAATAAATTTAATCAGGGTTTTAAAGATGCTTTAATAGCAGGTGAAGAAATATATTGGGTAGGTGAAATTTCAGGAGATCCTGTTGTAAGATTATGTAATCCATTAGATATTCGAGTTATTCTAGATCCAGATTCACCTTGGATTGAAGATGCACAATCTATTATTGAAGAAAGGTGGTTAACTTTATCTACGATTATAGATGAATTCCATGATGTATTAACCCCTAAAGAAATTGATGTATTAGAAAGAGGGTGGGGAAGAACAGATAGTGATATGGAAAATGGAGGTGTTAATTATCCTTATTCAGAGTTTAATATAATTAATTATGATGCTAGGGGAACTTTTGATCCTAATCATATTAGACAATATAGACGTGATGGTATGGTTAGAGTAATTCAGTGTGAATGGAAATCTATGAGAAAAGTAGGTTTTATAAAATTTTTAGATGAAAATGGATTTGAGCAAGAAGATATTGTAGATGAAATTTTTGAAGTTCCTGAATATGCTGAAAAAGATAAAGAAACAGGAGAATGGATATTTGATGGTGTTTCTTTAAAATGGGAATGGATTAATGAATTCTGGGAAGGTACGAAAATAGCTGAAGATATTTATGTTAATATTAAACCTAAAGAAAATCAGCGTAGAGATATGGATAATAATAGTATAGTTAAATCCGGTTATGTGGGATATATTTATAATGAAAGAAATTCTGAATCTATTTCTTTGATTGATAGAATGAAACCATATCAATATTTATATAATATTGTTTATTATAGAACTGAATTGGCTCTAGCAAAATCTAAAGGTAGGGTTGCTTTGATGGACATTTCTCAAATACCATCATCAGAAGGATGGGATGTTTCTAAATGGATGTATTATTTAGAAGCTGTAGGAGTTATGTTTATTAATTCTAGAGAGGAGGGTAATAGATCTCAACAAGCTGCTCCTTTTAATCAATTCCAATCTATTGATTTGTCTATGGGTAATTATATTAATACTCATGTTCAATTATTAGAACAAATTAAAACAGAGGTAGGAGAGCTTTCGGGAGTTTCTAGACAAAGACAAGGACAAGTTCAAACTTCAGAACTTGTAGGAAATACAGAAAGAGCTGTTGTACAATCTTCTCATATTACAGAATATTGGTTTTATAATCACAGTGAAGTAAAAAGAAAGGTATTACAAGCTCTTATAGATGTAGCTAAAATGGCATGGCGTAATGGAAAGAAGATACAATATATCATGGATGACATGAGTAAGGTATTTATGAATATAGAAGGAGATGATTTTTCTTCTACTAACTATGGAGTATTTGTTTCTAATTCTTCTAAAGATGATAGAACAATAGATCAACTTAGAAATCTTGCTCAATCAGCATTACAATCAGGAGTTACATCTTTTGCAGATATTGCAGATATTATTCAAGATGAATCTATTACATCTATACAAAGAAAATTAAAAGAATCTCAAGCTAAGTTAGAGCAGAAACAACAAGAAGCTCAAGCAGCTGAACAGCAATCACAGCAACAAATAGCACAAATGCAACAAGAGCAAGAAGAGATGAAACAGCAGAGGGAAGATGCTAGAGCTGAGTTAGAAGCGAATACTAAAATAAAAGTTGCTGAAATTAATGCGGAAGCTAGATTAGCGGATAAAGATGATAATAATGATGGGTATTTAGATAATAGAAATAATGAAGTAAAATTAGAATTTGATAGAGAAAAAGAAGCCGCTAAATTAGAATTACAAAGAGAAAAAAATCAACAAGATTTAGGATTAAAACAACAGGAAATTCAAGAAAAGAAAAGAGCTAATTTGGAGAATGAAAAAATTAAAAGAACAGCTGCTAATAAAAAACCTACAACTACTAGCAAATGATGAATAACCGTTTTAAAAGAATTGATTCAAAAAAAAGAAGAGGTGTTAAACCAAATTCGGGTGGTAATCATTCAACTAATATGATGAGGAGAGAATATATTCCTGATAGGGGATGGGTTGTATTTCCAATGACTACAGAAGGAGATTGGTATCCTATATTCGAAGAGGCTGAAAGACTTGGTCAAGTTTATGATTTTGGACAAGATGTAGATGCTGCTATAAAATTTGCTGATGAAGGTGATTGGAAAAAAAAGTATGGAGGAATACCTGATTTTTCTTATTCTAATAAAGAACTTCATTATAAATTTGGGGGTAAAATATATAGAAATCCTTATGTAAAAGCAAATACTAGGTTTGATGTTGATACAACATTTAAACGTATTCCTAGAGCTAAGTATGGAAAAACTGAGCCAGAGATTAATCCTCATTCAGAATCAAATCCAACAGATAGAAATGCACAGCATCAATTAAATAAATTTATTATGACATACGTCATACCAGAATATGGGGGTACTGTAAAATTATGGAAAGAGATATTAAATGAAATAAGTTATCATGAAAGTGGAGCACAATTTAGATTTGATAAAAATGCAGTTCAAATCTCCAGTGATTCATTTACAGGTTTATATGAAGGTCCTGGTAGAAGTTTTGCTCAAATGGAAGAAGAGTCTGCAAAAACAGCTCTTAATAAATTATTTAATGAGCATCATGCAGATTTATGGGATCATATGTATGATAGGAATACTGAAACATTTAGAGGTGCTGAGTTTTTAACTTCAATGGGAGATACTATAACTTATTCAGATTTTCCAGAATTAGAAAAATTATATTATAGCCAACGAAAAATAAAGAGTACTTCTAATCCTAAATATTCTAAAGAGTATCCAGATCTAGATAAAAATGTTGTAGTAGGATGGGACGGAGGAGGAGAACCTTTTGATCTTAGAGATGTAAGTAATGAATCTAAAGGTATACTTATGTTAATGCAAATATTGGGTACTCATGAGAGACAAAGAGATTATGGAAAAACACCTCCTAAATTTTCTCCTAGTGATTACTTTGTAACAAATGTAGATGAACATGGAGAAGAATTTTATGATTTAGTAGATGCTGATACTAGAACAGAAATATGGGCTAATCTTTATCATACAAGAGCAGATAAAATTAAACAACAAGGTTTTTTAGCTGATATTCAAGATTATACATTAAATTACAATGATAGTAAAGGTGTTGTTTCTGGATGGTCTATGCCAGAAGGTTCTTCAGGAGGATGGGATAAATCAACTCCTATTATAAATTTTGCTCCTTTTTATTCTCATGATGAGGATATGTATCAAAATTATGATGAAGTTACGGACTCATTAAAAAATACATATAACCTATTTGATAATATTACATTTAATAATAGAAATTTTGATGATATTATTAATGTAAATAATATTACTAAAAAAAATAGTAGTAATAAATTTATACCTAATAATAACGATATTATACCGCATGAGAAAGATAATACAACAGTTATTACTAATACACCGGTTATAAATATAAACCGCTATAATAAATTAGATTAATTTAAGTAAAATAAAAATAAAACCTTGTATAATAGAAAATAAATTCTATTTTTGTAAAATTGATAAATAATATTTAATTATGACTGATAATAAAGATACAAATCCTTTTGATGGTTTTAAAGCCCTTGAAGGTGATACTATGCCACCTAGTGATTTAGAAATAAAAGATGTGGATAGTATGGATACATTAGGAGAAGATACTGGTATAGTAGATAAAACCGAGGAATCTCCTGAAGAAGAAATAAAAGAAGTAAAAGAAGATAATAAAAAAAAGGAAGAACTTTCTGTAGATAATTTAGAAATAGAATACAGAGATACTGTAGGAGGAGAAGAAGAGGTAGAAGAAGAAGAAATAGTAAATGAATCTCCGAAACAGGAAAAGGTAGAGGAACCAGAAGAGATGTCTGAAATTGGAGTTCTTGCTAAACATCTTAAAGATGAAGGTGTTATTGATTATGATGATGAAGAATTTGAAGATAGTGAAGAAGGTTTAGTCAGTGTTGTAAAAAAACAAATAAAAAAAGGAGTAGATGAATATAAAGAAAATTTAGATCCTTTAGCTAAACAATTTTTAGATTATATTGAAGATGGAGGAGACCCTCAACATTTTACTAAAGCTTATTCAACTGTTGATTTTGCAAGGATTGATAGAGGTGCTTTAAAAGGTAAGAGTGAACTACAAAAACAATTAGTAGCTGAACTTATGAGAAGAGAGGGTTACAATAGAGAAGAAATAGTTGAAGAAATTCAAGATCTTTTAAATGGTAATGTTCTTCAAGGTAGAGCAAGTAGATCTTTAAGAAAATTACAAGATATTCAACAAAAAGAAAGAGCTCAATTATTGAAGACTCAAAAAGAAGAAGCTTCTAAAAAACAAGAAGAACAAGAAAATTTCTTAAATAATTTAAGAGATAATATTGATGGGAAAGAAGAAATTGCTGGCTTTCCTATTAGTAAAAAGCAAAAAAATGCTTTTTATAATTATATAACTAAACCAGATCGTAAG